GGGTTCTGGAGGATAATGTATGTCGTTGCTGATGGTGCAACATTGAAGGCTTCGTTCATATCTGTTCCGTTATTCTCACTCATGGAAGCGAATAAGCAATCCTTAAAGTGATTGAACCCTGCAACGCCTGCTGCATCGGCACCCTTAACCAGGGAATGAGCAGCGTCGTCAATATAAGATACGATTCTACAATCCTCAAACATATTCTTTGAAGAGGTTCCATCGAAAAGAATTTCACTGGAATCTGCACCGCGAGCTACCGTATCAAGACCTATCGTGCAATCCTTGAACGTGTTCTCTGCTGCTCCCGTAAGGGCCAATGAACATGCACCTGCAACATCCATCGTTGCATTACCAATGCCTGCCATATGGAAGTTATCAAAATAGTTGCGATTACCAGTTACTTCTACACAAATCTTAGAGGAAGCATCATCGAGTCCGTGGAGGAACATTGCATTTCTGAACTGGCATCCAGAGCCAGTGACCTGCAACATCGTCGCAATAGACTCGCCAGCTTCGCAAAACTGACGTGCTCTCTGTGAAATGTGTGTTGGCGCGCAAAGACCAATAAGATGAGTATAACTGTTAGACCATACAAGAGTTTCGTCTAGGGCTGTTGGTGAAGTCGCTCCACCTAGATAATAGATAACATCGTTACGTCCGTCTACTGTTACAGAGTACGCCGAGGAAATAGACTTCTTGGCCCTATCCATTCTCTCTCCGTTGTTACCGTCTGAACCATTTGCAGGGTCAACGAAGATAGATTTACCAGAAGTAATCATTCCGAAAACGGGGACTCCGTTACTTGTCAAATTTGTAATGTCACTCATAACTGCCTCCGTTTAAGTTAGATACCCTGTACACCAACAGATTTATATTTGTGATGGTTGAAAATTACCAAGAGCCTATTGAACTCGCCAAAGGCGTTCTTGGGGTCTGGATACAGACCAATGATTCCGAGAGGAAGCGTAGACGTATTCGCAACGCTATCTTCATCAATCTCTGCCGTAGACTCATGCGTGGTCGAATCAAGCGAACCAACAATGATTTCAGCATTGAGGCCAACTGCCGTCTGCGCCGTACCAGTTCCAGTTCCATCATCCGTCTGGGCTTCCATAACGAGGTCAGGCTGGTCATAGACCAAAACATAAGGGTCACTTGTGCCACCCTTGGATGCTGCACAATAATGAGCTGCAATACCAAGAAGCGTGGTTGTCATGCCAGTTGCGCCAATGTCTACCGTACCAGCATTGGTCATCTGTACTATCATACCCTTGCCGATTGCAGTGTTCGCAGCAGCAAGAGTATACTTGCGCAAACGAAGACTACCACCACCAATACGACCGATTATTCTGAAACCATGCGCTTTGTCTGTGTTAGCCATTATTTCCTCCGATTATTCATTAGAGCGTTTCAGTACGCTCTTCCTTAAATTCTGATTTAACCCTTACGCCATCAACCTTATGAGAACGCATCCTAACACCCTGTTTAAGGCGTTTTACCTTCTCTGTCTTGGCTACACGGTTCCTGTCATAGTCCTCTGTTTTGATCTTAACGAGAACAACATCTCCGTGTCTTACGAGGCTACCGAGACCTTTATACTCACTCTCGGCTGCTGGGTTTTCTTTTGTTGCACCCTTCTTCCTTACTGGAGTCCATCCATCAGGAAGTAGGTTCATATCGTCACCAGTTACCTGGGAATACCTTGCCCACGCATACTCAAAACCAGTCTCACGCAGGCTTGCAGGAACACCCAAATACTGTGTTCGCTGCATTTTTCTGCTTCCCAATTTGTTTTCGCTAACTGTCTTAGCCATTTCAGTGTCCTTTTCTACTTTGCCAAAGTAACGCCCTGTGGGAGTTACGTCAAAGATTTTAATAGGTTACATTAAAGGAATAACTTAAAATCACCGCCGAGCCTTGTTCTCTCTACGTTTAAGCTGTGCAGCATATTCTTTCTCAGTCACTCCAAATGTGGTGCAATAATCTTTTTGGCTTCTAGTGAGGGTTCCGTCACTGACTTTAGCACTGCCACCAGACGTTCCACCAGCAGGACTCATGTTGGATTTCGCCCTACGTACATCATTCTCTTCGTCTGTCATGTCCTGCCCCTTCCTAAAGTGGTAGTCAGTTTCAAGTGCTACCTGCATAAGCCCGTCTATTGGGCCTTGAGTGGAACCAAATTTCCTCTGCCATACATCGTGAGCATGTTTATATTCTGGAGATTTAGTATCATTTAGCCACGGAAACTTACCACCAGCATCAGCATCTGACTCTTTCCTGGCTGTCAGCTCTCCGTCCCTCTCTTCTTTAGCGGTCATTCTATCGTCAACAATTCTTGAAGCCTCACGCTCGACGACCTTCTTCAGATTTACTGGGTCGCTCGTATCAAGCTCTTCATACTCAGTAAGCTCTGCCTCTGCTTCTCGTGTAGTCGTAATGCTCTCAACCCTTTCACCAATACGCTTCTCAACCCCAGATATTTCCCCGCGCAACGCACTAAACTTTTCGTCTATGAGAGCTGCAATGTCTGGTTTTTCTTCCACTACAGGAAGTGTGTCTCCGTCTTCATTGCCAACAGGCTCTGTATTTTCTCCACCACAAAACATATTATCCCTCCCCGTTCTGAGACTCATCGGCCTCGTTGTCTTCCTTCGTCTTAGATTCAGCGACCATACGCCTCACTGTTGAAAATAGAAGGTCAATCCCCTTTGCTTGACCCTGCATGTGAATAACCTTTCTCTCAAAACTTGGCTCACTGGAATCAAAACCCAGAAAGAAACGAGCATAGCTATTTTTAAGCCCCCCCGCCGTTTCCTCCAGGGCCGCCCATTCCTCCATTCTTACCAGGGCCGCCAGCTTGAGGCCCAGCCTGCGCCTGATCTTGCGGGTTTCCCTGCTGTCCTTGCTGTCCACCACCACCCTGTTCGCTTCCATCCCCACCTCCCATCGGTTGCATTGGCATCTGAGACCCAGCTTGATTAGACATTTGCTGTTGTTGTTTAAGCATATCCAACATCCTTGTGTGGCCTTCTACCAAAAAGTTGTACACTTCCTCCCAGTTTTCAGCTAACCTGCCCTCACCCTTTGTTACTATGAAATTTTCAGACTTAACGAATAATTGTATCGCCTCTAGCTTTTTAGCGTGTTGATCGTTTGGAACCATCGGTGCCTTCAACCCCTGCACAATACCTTTGAGTTCGTCTACTAGAGTCCACGGTGTTTGCGCATCTGACGGGTTTGTGATGAACTTGCTGATGCCTATCTCTCCACGTTTTTCAAGGATATTCTTATATACGTTGTAAAGATTGGTCGGTGAAACAATGCCCATCTCAAGCGCAACCTTTGAACCAAACATGTTCATGTAGAGCATTGCAGACTCTTGCTCCATATCCTTATCGGAGTTCATCGGGTTGGCTGTAACTTTAATGTCTACGCTATACGCAAGGTCTTCTCTGGTTACTGAAGATTTTGCAGGGTCTTCAGACACAGCACCTATCCTGACCTGCGTTCCTATTGGGAGCCTATCCGATACAATGTTCCACATATCTGATAACATTATTTCATATGTCTGAGTCATGTTCTTAACGATCTTAAAGACGTTGCCTGCAAACTTGGAGGACATCTCCTTCATACCAGATGTTGAACGTGCGCCACCAACTGGGTTAGGCATACCGCCCAATTGCAGATCATTTACAAATGAAACCTTCTGGGCGTACTGCAATATCTGGCCTTCCATCTGCTGCGACCAAACCTGTCCTTGAGGTCTCATTGGAAATGCAACATCGGCCTGCGGGTTCTCGAGTGGGAATAAAACTCCTGGCTCTAACTTGATTGGTTCCTCTGGGAACCCAGAACCTGGCCTATAGAATCCCATCGGGATGTTAGAAATAACGCCGTAGTCCAGCGTTAAGTTATGCAATAAAGTAACTTCTTTCTGAAGTGGGTATAATGTTTCAACAAGTCCTCGATACGTACTTCTTCCAGGTCTACGATAATATCCATACTGGTAAAACGGCCTTCTACCAACATCTGTGGGAAGCATCATATTTAAATGGACAGCACCACAAAACTTCTGTGAAGCCTTATGAACATACAACACAACATCTTCTTCGTATCCATCACTATCAATGTCTATCGTCTTATGAATCTCTTGGAATAGATAACCCTCTCGGTCAGTGTTTATCCCAGTGTCGGCATCCTGTTTACGACCCATAGCTTTCCCTGGCTCGTTTGCATCTGTGTCGTCTGAGCCGCCATCCTTCACAGCCTTGACAGCATCAGACCATAAGATACCATTGCTAACCATATCGTCTAGCTGTTCTTCGGTAAATCTTACGTAATGGTTTACGTAGTCAGCTGCATTTGTATCTCCTGGAAATCTTGAGTCGCCAGGAATTAAAATATCGGAGTTCTGGACACATTCAATAATAGGGCCATTGAATATCTCTCTAATCTTCATAACCTGTTTGTATTTGGTTTCCTTGATCTCGTTGACAACCTGACCTTCATTTCCCGCTTCTGTAATATCCACTACTTCGGTTATTGCATTTACATCTTGAACAAGCTCATCAGCATCTATCCGTTCAATGCAAGCCATCTGACGCTGCAATATCTCCCATCTCAACTTACCAAATCCCCAACCTTCCGTAACTGCGTTCCATAAGATGTCAGACATGGACTCAAAGATACCCCTACCTCTATTGGCATAATCAAGGATAACCCATTTGAAAATAAGGTTCACCCTCTCTACCAATTGTTCGTCTAGGGATTCTCTGGGTTGTGCAAGGAATGGGTTCGATGAACCAAAAAAGACGTTTAAAAAATATGAGTGCAATGCCTGAGCCATCCACTCTGTTACGGGGATATTTACGTTCGATATAGAATCGTACTTCCCGTATCTAACTGGGGCAGAGTAGTCATCCCACTTGCCCATGTGTGCTACTCTTCTTGCAAGCCACACTTGTCGATTGGATTCATCTTTGTTTATAACATCCAGTAAGTCACGCCGTAGTTCGTCCTTCTTTGCTTCGGTAAGTGTGATAGGCTTAAAATCAATAACATTTTTCATAATGCCCCCGCATAGCTTATGATCTTTGGTTTATGCTTAAACTTCGGATTTTGCATGATTATATATCCCAAAATGTCCATCATGTCATCATCTTCCTTAACGATGTCTCCCTTAGCACTCCTACGATAACTATTAAATTCCCTTATTACTCGCTTACATCGTGGATGTACTATTATCTTTCCGCAGTCAAGAAGGTATTGAATTGTCTGAATCCACTCATCCTTTTTTCCATGCTTGGAAGGTATGATCGTGGATATTCCGTGACGCTTTAATATATCTACTGGAGAGTCTTCACCATCCCAACCACCTATTTTTCCTGGTGTATCAAGCACGCACCCGAGAACTCTACGCTTATCCATGAACGGGTTATCGGTATCTATCTCACGCTTTTTGACAATCTTCTCTGCCAGTTCAGATATTATTATCTTCTCAAAGATTTCGTTAAAGATGATTAGCCTACCATTCGGGTCTATGGCTACCTGCATCCACGCATGGGGCTTTGCAGCGTGAGGGTCAATGCCTTCCCATATTGGCCACTTCTCTTCTGGTTCAATCTCTTGAATGTTCTTATCCGAGAACTGTGGATATATCCTACCACTGAGGTGCCTATACATACCGAATATCCTGGCATCCCGTTCTTCTGGAGTAAGCTCTGCCTCCCATTCCTCGATTGCACTCTTAGGGAGATAACCGCCATCTTCCTCACAGTTGTCCCATGTTGTCATAACATATGCGCCAACATCTAAACGCTCACCATTGAGAGCTGGTAGCCATAGGTCATTGTGAATCCAAGGCTCAGTCAATGGAGTAAAAGACCACCATAGACACCCATTGGCACGCAATAGACCACGTTTCGTAGCATTGTATATCTCTCGGCGCACAGGCTCATCAATTGCAGCCCAATCAATTGTTGCAGCTTCAAATGCAATATCGTCCTGCTTTGCAGACATGATATGCATTTTAGAACCATTGGCGCAATCAATCCTAGATATTGCACCAGCAGAGTTTTTTCTAACTTGGTATTGACCATGTGGTAGCCACTCTAAGAACTTAGGCCATAGCACCTGATTGATGCCCTCCTCGAATGGGAGAGCTGTTACTACCCTTCCTACATTTGGAACCTTTATATCCTTCTTATACGGGTGGGTTCCGAAGGCGTGCCATATAGACTCAATTATCACCGCCGTCGTCTTCCCCGACTGGTTCCCCCCTGCTAGCATCCTTGTCCGTCGCAAATCTTTGTGAAACCCCAACTGCCCCTTGTGCGGTCGGTAGGAGTCTATTCTCCTTAACTGCTTTACCCTCTTCCGCTTCAAGAGTTGTTCTACTAGGTTCCGCTTCGCATCCTCGTCCAGATTCTTCAATTTCTGCTTCAATATACTGATCTGCTGTTCGTCTGCCGAGCCTAGTTCTTCTAGCATCTTTGACGACATCTTGTATCATCTCCGTAATAATAGTATCCAGTTGAATTACAGACATCTTAGATAGATCATCTACCTCAAGACGGTCAACTGGTTTAGCACCGCCCATGTATGAAACTTCCTTGAGAGCTGACTGTCTTACTGTTTCCGACTTAGCCTGGATTGCAAGCCTAGCCATCTCAAGAACCATGTACGGCGTAACTCTACGTGCAATTGCACGCCCATCAGTTGCACCCTTCAACGATACTTCAGCACCAGCTATTCCTTCAACAAACTCACCCCACTGTTCTGGGGACATACCACACTTCTCTGCTGCATCAATAAACTTTCCCCACTGTCTATACCGCCTTAGCTGCGCTTCCAAGTCCTTCTTAGACATCTTAACTGGAAGTACGGATGACGGCATCTCCTTCGACTCTGGCTCGTCGTCAAGTATCTTGCTCTTAAATGATTTCTTCCCAGCCATTGCGCCTCTTCATAACTATAATCAGTGGAGCTAAAGGATGTCCCTGATCTACAAGTTTCTTTTTAATCTTAAAGTCGCTCTTCTTTGCCGTTGGTGGGGACTTAACATCAAACATCTTTATGTCGCCATCAGCGTAGTATGCAATAAAATCTGGCCTATACGTTACTGCCGCCGCCAATGTTATCTTCGGATGAACGTCTATGTGCAATATAAGCCCAGTTTTCTGTATTGCTCTCAAGACAAGGTAATACTCCGACTCTGCAATTGAATCAAAATTGAACCCATCAATGCTCGTCCTCTTATTCTTGTATTTCTGATTCGCAGGCAAATTCCACTTCATCCACATCCTCCGTGTCAATTACATCTATCAGGGGCTTGGGCATCTCTTTCATCTTAGGAAGTGAATCGACTATCTTGCCATTCTTCTTGATATAAGCGTCGATCATGCTGCGCATCCATCCGCTGATAGTTAGACCCTTGCTATATATAATCGCCTTGAGTATGCGTATATCGTCGTCTTCGACATATACCGATACTCTGCGTCCACTTTCAACCACTCGTTTACCCATTTCGATTCTCCATAATAAGTTGTGCAATCGCACACTATACAACAATGCATAGCATGTCTATTCAAAAATATCCTTACGTGAAAGCTTATCCTTGAATTTCTCTGATAGTTTACGTTTGTTTTTATTCCTTTCAATCTTAACTAGCTTTCTCCAATCATCCCACTGGCCAGTCTCCCTGTTCCACGTACACTCCATCTGCGCACGATCTCTCTGTCTTTGTTTCTTTATCGTAACCTCTGTAAGCCACTTGTCCTCGCCTTCGGTATCTTGCTTATAATACTCATCTCTGTACAACATGATTACACTGTCTGCGTCCTGTTCAATCGTTCCACTACCACGTAAATCTGAAAGCTCTGGCCTCTTATCCGCCCTATCCTCTGGGCCTCGGTTGACCTGCGCTGCTGAGATCACAGGGCAATTATTCCGCCTAGCCATCTCTTTAAGCATAAGCGATACATGCGACACAAGCTCGTGGTTGCCTCTAAATCGCTGTTCTGAACGAATCATCTGCATATAATCAACTACGATTGCGTCGAGCTTGAACTGCCTAGAAGCTAGATTTGCAATGAGCATCATGCTTTCAATCGTCATACCTGGTGTATCGTTGATGTACAGTGGTTTACTTTTGTGTACCTCAAAGGCCATATCATAGTTATCTGGAACACCCTTCGCCCAACCATTCAAGAATTTACCAGTGATCTGTTCCTTGTTCTGTTCTACGGAGAACATTAAGACCGTATTGCCACTTTGGAGCAATTGAGCCGTAACCCAACAAAGGAACGAGGTTTTACCTACACCAGTCCTAGCTGCAACAACGTGCAATCCTCCACGATCTAAATACCAACGCTTGTCTATAAAACTGTTTCCTGTCTTAATGCTATTATCCCTACCACCCTCTTTGAGATATTCATTACCCACAGCTTCAAATGACTCGAATGGGGGCTTCGGGTCATGCTCTAACATAGACGCTAAACCACCGCCTAGCTTAGACACAGCCACAGCCACACTATCACTCTCAACTATATTCTCAGCCCTGACATACCATTCCTTGAGAGCTATCTTCCTGCGAGACTCTATGAGCTTCCTAGCGTATACACCAGCATGACTGGCTGTAACTGCCATTTTAGGCATGTCTGATACCCTATCACTCCCAGGCCACCATGACTCGCCCTTCAGCGACATGCAAAGATTTACAAGATCAACAGGCTCGTCATTGATTATACGACGGCATATTGCACTATATAGCGGTTTAAGGTCGCCACTTATCTCGTCAAGCTGCACGGGATACTTAGCTATTGAGGTTGGGTCTAGGATTACACACCCTATATACTGGTCGCTAACGGTTGACATAATTACCCTCCACTATCTTTGCAAAGTTTGTTTCATTGAGACACCAATCAAAGCTAGCTGTGAACGGCTTACCCCCATTACGACCTGGCATCCTGCCAGAAAGAAAGTCACTCTCCTCCACCTCTTTCCAGAAATCAGCCCAGAACTCCATATCTGGCTTACTACCCCATCTGGCTTTTATCAGGCTACGTCTTTTAGCGGTCATTACAGCTAATCTCGGGAGGCTGGAGTTGTGGGTGTCAAAGGTGTTTTTGAAAGCTGTTATTGGTGTAGAGGGTCTTTTAGAGTCGACGCTAGTTGACGAGAGCTTTTGATCTTTGTTCTTTGTATCTGTATCTGTATCTGTATCTGTATGTGCTGACTTTGTACTTTTTTGCTGACAACTCGTTGACAAGTGTTGATTTCCTTCAGCTTTATCCTTGTTTTTCTGCCTATATTCCCTCTGTTTTAGTCTATTATATTCCCGTCGTTCATCAAGTGACATCTTATTTCGCCACTTTTCTCCGTTCAAAATACACCAACCGCCACCATCTTTCTCAATCCTTCGTCCATCATACTCAGTAGTTCGTGAGTATTTATCTGGTGCTGCAAGAACTTTAAGCGCAGCCTCGCAATCTTCAATTGAGACCCTTGCCGCATCAGCCAATCCAGGTAATGATGCTTCAACCCTGTGCCATCTATCCTTCATTGCCAACATTGTTATCCACACTAGCCTAACATGGTTTGGTTCACGCCATATTGTGGACATTATGATCTCAGAGAAAAGTTTGGTGTACCCCACGCAACCCCCTTATGTAAGAGAACATACATAAACATACAGATTTATACACTGAAACGTACATGACAAAGCAATACTCTACTGTCAACATTTTATTAGCATTTCTCTGTATGGGTTGTTAGAAGTCGTTAGCTTTCATTTCAGCCATAACGTCCATCATATGTGCATATTCATCCATCCATTCTTTCGGAATTTCCTTGTCTGCAATCGAATATCTCCGTATTGCAGCATTGATTTCATCCAGTCTCTTGTGAGCTACCATTGAATACCAGGTATTGAACGGCATTAGTCCAATCGGTGGCTTTTTGGTGCAATCCTTCTCCTTACTCTGCAATGCATTAGCTACCTCTCTAGCCATTGTTTTAGCGTCACTATTCCAGTATTCCTTAATTATTGCTTCAATGATCTGACCTATGTGTGTCATTCATTCCCCCTCTTTCTGATTGCCTTTGCGGCAACTCTAATGGTATCTGCATCTTCCCAGCCAACATCCACGCCTATTATTAGCTCAATCGTTTTTGCACACGCTTCACGTTCCGCTTCTGCA